CCATGAGACGGCCATAGTAGAAGCCGTTCCCGTTGATCATAAACCTCACATGCAAATTGGCGCGCATTTGAGCATAGTTATTTATCCTATTTATTACCCTAGAATTGCCAAAATAAAGGGTCCACGGATTGAAGATCGCGGAAAAAGGTGCGCCTTGGAGAGGTGTCCAGACGTATGTGGCTGCAACGATTGGCCTTTCGAAAAATTTCTCCAGGGAGGCATCCGCAGCTTGGAAGATGCCATCTCGTGTCGGGTCAGTTCGGGAGTTGAAGCCCACGGAGATTCCCATCCCGTCATCGGCCATAGACGTGGTCTGGGCCTGTGTTGTTGCAGATATAGGTCCTTGCTTAACCATGGAGAGTTGATTGGCGGCAATCCGGTGTACAACACTGGGACAGGATCATGACCCAGCGAGGTTTGGAAATGACAGGTGACTGCTAACACCTCCCCTAAACAGGGGTAGCGCACGAGGGCGCTGCAGACAAAGCACAAGCCGACATTCGGAGTAATTTCCTATGTTCCTACTGCAGGTAATCAATATGCTAGGGGCGATGATGCTAACGCACCGCCAACGTTTGGCAAATTTATTACACGCGTCCACGCGTGGGGCACCGTTTTTGATTAGGTGAAGTCCGATCACCGGGGTTTTTGATTTGAACCCTAACAAACGTGCTTAGTTACGTGTCCACGAAGACACAAAGCCGGGATTCTAGGGGAGGCAGGTCCCCGGACAAATACTTATTACGCGCTTTTCCGAGCGCGGGGCACCCAATGGCACATGACTAGCATGCGCCAGAGGGTAGGATGTGTGACGCGCTCACCCACACGGCCATAGCCGTGTTGTAAGACATGTCTTGTGGGATATACTCCCTGCATCCGAACTTCTCAGCCACTGAGAGAAGTTTAGGCACGCGGATTTCGTATTCCGCGCGCCCATGCTGGAAGAGCTCGCGAATAGCTCCTCGAAGTAACTCCGCTGCATGGGCCTGAGGTGAGACTGGCAATTTCTCAGGCCAAATGTGCAGGGGCTTGTAGATTGATGACAAGGCCAACGGTGCCATGATATGCCCAGTGTCCGCATCCTTGCGGAAGCCCCTCTTCAAGAAGGAAGCCTCGCACCACTTAGTGGCGGGCGTGACGAAAGGGTTCTTTTTGGCATCCG